CTGGAACTGCGATTCGTGATCACTGTTCCTTGACGATGTTGGATGCTTGTGCACTTCCCTTCTTCCCTGAAAGTGTTGCTTCCTGTTGTCCTGGCTCTCCCCCCGTAAACCCACCGGTGGGGGGGATAAACTGTAACCACTGCCGTAAGGCAGACAAGGTTACAAGGATAGTCATCTCCACGGCCTTGAGACTCGTGCGAGTTCGCTTCGGTTTAGCACCTGGCGAACTCCCTTGTCTCTCGGCCGGTCAATTGTCCGATTACCTCTCCTTTCTTCAGAACAATGGTCACCAGAGAACCATTGTCAAGTTTCCTCGCTCTCAGGGTAGACCTGACGGGGATGGGCTGGCCACCTTGAAACGGCTTGGGCGCGTCGAACGCTGGGAGCTTGCGCTCAGCGTTGCGAGTATCAAACGCAGTTTGCCACCGAACTGTTCCGTCCACTCTGACCCTATCTACGACGAATGGGCTTCTCGTAGATTCTCCTCTCCTCCTCCCCTCCGCTCAGACCTATTGACCTTTGCCAGGGAAATAGCGTCTGAGGTCTTCCCTCCTGGATGGGGTCGTACTTATCTTTCTCAGGTAGGTCGATTCGTCCCCAATGCCTCGAGTCGCGGCCGCGGGTTCAAACGCGGTGACTTGGGGTGGCAAGGGTCGGAAGAGCTCTACTACTCGGCAGTACTGGACGGTAAAGGTGTCCCTGACACTCTTGATGTTCAGTTTTCTGAAATACCGACTCCCGGGAAAAAGCGTGCCATAACAATTCCATCTCACGATTCGGACTTGTTGGGGCCGCTTCACCATGCTTTGTACGACGCTTTGCGGCGTACTCCTTGGTGTCTTGTCGGACCGCCTAGTAGTGAGCGGATATTATCTGTGTGCCAGCGTTCTTGGAACACCAGTGTCGATCTTACGAACGCCACTGATGGGCTTCCTCTTGAACTCACGAGGGTGTTTCTCGATGTTGCGGATGAGAACGCTTGGCACGTGCCGCCTGAATTGATGGAGTATGCCCGGGCCTCCTTTCATGCGACGGTTGGTAACCAGACCATTTGGTTTGGTCAGATGATGGGAATCTACCTTTGCTTTCCCCTTCTTTGCTGTCACTCTTATCTTATGGCCAGGTGGGCCGTGCGTGATAAGCTTGGCAGTTGGTCGTTTCTTATCAATGGCGATGACTGTGTCATCAACGGCGATGAGCCTGTTCTTGCGAGTGACTATCCGTTTTATGCTCAATTGAATGACAAGAAGACCGTGCGATCGAGATCCGTTGTAGAGGTCAACTCTACCGTGTTTCTCAAGAAGGGGGATAAGTTCCTGGAGGTCAGGAACGTACGGCGAGGTGGATTTGATCCCTCTTCCTATTCTGGAATGCTTCATGGGGCGTCAGCTTGTGTTTCTGCTGGCTCCAAGTGGGTGGATGCGTTCATTCGCGCCAGAATTGGAAAAGGGTGGGGATTTTTGCCCTCTCAGATCGGTTTTTACGAGACCGGTTCCTTTGTGGCTTTTAAGCACGAAGGACAGATGCGAGAGTCTCTGGGTCGTGAGCGATCGAGACTCCCCGAGAGACCTACGGTCTCCTCGGATCTGCTTGTCAGGTGTGTGGGAACACCTACTGCCGAGGAAGTTAGAGCACTGGTTAGTCACCAGTGGCTCTACGGTAGAGAGAAGCAAAAAAGGGAAAAGGACTTCGAACCTCCGCGAGGTGTCGTCCGTAAGACCTATAGGTACTCCGCCTATAGGAGAGGTGTTCTGGGAGGTCAGACGTCTTCGCTGTCCCGTTGGAAGGGAAGGAGGATTTCTTACCAGTTCCACCTCTCGGCGCTTAGTCTTGCGCCGAAAGTTGAAGACCGCACTTATTTCGTACCGCGAGAGTACGTGAGTGTTGAAGTTGAGCGCGGGTTACTCGAGCTGGTCCCGTTTCGGGATTGTCAAAGGTGGGTTCTCGAGAGGTGAGGAGTTGGCTATAAGGCCGGTACTGCATCTACGGATGCGTCGAGGGGCTTGTGTGCGACTAGTTGTGGATTGGAATTAACCCGTTACCCATTGGGTAGTAGTTAGTGATTCCGGTGCGTAGATGAGAGGATCGAGATCGACCATGTCTGAAACGACATGGCGCTGGATCCGCATGTACCCGTCAAACGGTCAACGATAGGGGCTTCCCAGGTCACTGGTAAAGCATGCGGTGAAGTCGCTCAAAAAGCATTCCCCGCTGTCTATTCATCTCAAAGCTACTGGAGCGGCTTATCCTAGGATATGCGGCGGAGCTCTTCCATGAAATAACTAGTCACGCGCCA